TCGAGCTTGGACGAGCGGGGAAGCTCGCCGCGGCGACGCCAGCGCCAGCGCCAGCTACAACCGAGGCAATCGTCAAGTGAACGAGCAGCACAACGAGCGCATGAGCAGAACGAGCGCCAATATGCCGGTCACACAGCGAGCGATCGAACGATGACTCATCGTGTGCGCGGCTGGACGGTGATCGTGTGAGCGACACGACGAACGCGAAACGAGGACGCCCACCCGGTCGCCGTCCACCACGTTTTACAAAGTGGCGTCCCAGCTGCTGGCGTCCAGAGTACGAGCGTATGGTCTACTTGTCTGCTGTAGGTTTTGGCAACAGAGAAATCGGCCAGCGGCTCGGTTACACAAAGGAGCATGTCTCGAACGTTCTGAATCTGGAACAAGCAGACGTGTTTCGTGAGCAGCTCTTGACCAGAATGCGTGAAAAAGCGCTCATGGACATTCCCATGACGCTTGGTAAGATCGCAGAGAAAACCGTTGCACGTCTACACGAGCTAGTTCACGACGATGAACGTTTCATGAGAAATCCATTCGCCGTGATCGATCGTGGACTAGAAATCGTTAAGGGTGTAGGACATCTCAAGCACGGGAACGCTCACGACGGTGGTGGGATCGTCGTTCACGGCAATGCGATGATCGGTATGCCGATCGAGATCATGGAGAAGCTCGCTTCAGGTCTCGCGACGGCGAACGAGGCGAAGCGACTGAACGAGGCTGCGAGTGCCGCAAGCGAGTAGCTCACCAGAGCGCGAGATCACAGACGTTGACGTAGAGACACTTCTCTCGCCAGCCAGGATGGACGCGAACCTGCGTGAAGCAGATCGTAAGCGTGCGCAGATGCCTCAAGAGGTCTGGCGTCGCTTGCGAGTTCGTGCAAAGCGTGACCTCTTTTACCTCTGTCACACGATCCTGGGCTACGATCGTTTCTCTCCTCGCTTGCATGGGAACTTGTGCTCGCATGTGAAAGAAACGGAGGAAGATCGCTTCCGAATGTACCTTCTTCCTCGAAACCACTTCAAAACGCGCGCCATTACGATCGGTTACTCGATCCAACACGTTCTCCCGTACGGAGCAGACGATGAGAAGTACGATACGTTGGCGGAACCTCTCGTTTACCCGCTAAACTTGGGGACCAACTGTCGTGTTCTGATCACTCACGAATCTCATGGAGGTGCCGCTCGTTACCTCTTCTCGATCACAGGCCATTTCACGAACAATCCCATGCTGATGGCTTTGTTCCCCGAGTGCATCCCGTCAAATCGCAAGCAAAGAATCAACAAATTCGAGCTTGAACTTCCTCGAAGCAAAATCTACGACGAACCTACGTTCGACACCCTTGGAGTTGGGTCTCAAAGCCAAGGTCGTCACTATAACGTGATCTTCCTCGATGACATTTATGGGATCGAGGCGAGGGATAGTGACGCGGTTGATCAATCGACTAAGGACTGGTTCGACAACGTTCAAGCGTTCTTCACCGTCTTTGGACGTGATAAATGGATCATGCCAGGGACGCGTTATCGCTTCGACGACGTTTACGGACACGCGATTGAACGCTACGGCTCGGCTGTCACAGTCTATCGCAGGAGCGTAGAGGAAACAAACCCGACGACGGGGAAGAAAGAACCCATTTTTCCAGAGGAAGTAACGTCGAAAGACCTTGAGATCCTCAAGAAAAACGTGAAGGTGTTCGATTCTCAATACCTAAACGATCCCTCACAGAGCGGGACGGGGTTCGACGCTGAATGGGAACGTCTGTTTTATTGGAAAAACACCAACACAATCGCTGTTTTCTCAGGTCACGAGACTACGCATTTGGACGTGAGGGACTTGGACGTAGTGATTCTCGTTGATCCCGGCGAAGTTACTGGTGGTTTTCTAGTGACAGGAGCCGATCACCTCTTCCGTGTGTTCACTCTCGTCGCGCTTCCACTCGCGATGAAGCCTCCCGAGTTGGTCGAATTGATCTTCAAGTCCGTAATTCGTTGGCAACCCAGGACCGTGAGCATAGAAAGTGACGTATTTCAGAACATTTACCACCACTGGCTGCTCAGGGAGATGGGACTTCGGGGTGTGAGGTTCCACATAACGGAGTTTCTCACGAAAAAACGCACGAAAGACATGAGAATTTCGGGCTTGTCGAACTACTACTCCGCTGGAAGGATCTATCACAACGAAAAACAGGACGAACTCCGTCGAGAATACCGTCGCTGGGGCAAAAGCAAGAACATCCATCTGCTTGATGCACTCGCTCAAGGGCCAGAAGTATGGCGAGCGGGGTGGGCGCCGGGCACGAGACAAGCGATGCGCGACGAGGAGGACAAAAAGGTGGCCGAGAGGGACGAACAGACCGGCTATTCTCTGATCGAATATGGCGTATGACGAGTGAAAGTTCGCTTCTCGACTTCGTGACGGTCGAAACGCTCGCTCGAGAGACAAATTCGAGCCACATTCGAGAGATTCTCAACGCAAAAGCGTGGGAATGGTTCGTGGAGCACTACGAATCGCAAGTGGGAGTGGTCTGGATGCAAGTAAAAGTCCACGTTCGGGACGTTCGAGAGCTTTTTATCAAGCTTTTTGGGGAATCGCCCGCTGATCGCCTATAACACGAAAGGAAAACGGGGAAAATGGCAGTCTCAAACCGTCGGGTTGGAGTGATCGAGGTCGATATCGCCACTGTTGGTGTTGCTGCCGCAGCCGTGATGCACACGATCCCGAATCCTGAGAAGCGCGTCCTGTTGATCTCTGCTCTCGTGCTCGAAGCACTCACTTCGACTGCCGATGAAGAAGAGGCAACGGCGTGGTTGGTCGTTCGCTTGCCATCAAGTCCAGCGCTCGATCGTGAGTTCGAGTTGAATCACCCATCCGTTTTGACAACTCCTGTCGTCGCCGTCTCCGCGTTCGGTGCGTCGGCACGTCGTTGGGGTGCAGCAGAAAGCTTGCAGGTCGTTTACAAAACGGGGAGCGCTGCGCTTACGTTCACTGGCCGACTGTACATCGAGTACTACAGTGGGCCGATTTCGCGTGACGCGGATCATCCAAAGTGACGCACGCGAGCAAGCACGAGAGTGGGCGTGCGGAACGAGCGCCAATAGGCCGCGAAAGTGATGAGGCCCAGATCTTGAACCGAACGCAACAGTTTGTTGACGTTCGCGCGTCACGCAAGCAGACGAAACGCGAACGGCTGAACGCACCCAAAACTGCCGTCCAAGCCACGAGCACGCGCGCTGGACGCTTGGATGGTTAGCAAAAACGGCTTTACGCCTTGTCACAAGGTTGGTTCTGGCACCGTTACAACCAAAACTCAACGGGATGAGGATCTCTAACGTGTCTCACGAGATTCTGATGAAGTTAGCGATCCTAGCCGCCGCTTCCCGAGTTGCTTTCGCGGCTTTGCGCGGGGGTGGTTGCGGTACGGCGACGTGCGTCGATGGGTGCCCCGATCGTGAGCGGGGCGGTGCCCATTGCGTAACGAGGACTCATGGCTGACTACCCTCCAGAGATCTATCTCGACCCCGATACCGAGGAGCGCCTCATCTCCTATATCGAGTCCGAGCTCACGAGCCACTACGCCGAGCGTGGGAGCCACGTCGATGACTTGATGCGTTGGCAAAAGGATTATTGGGCTACACCTCAAACCAAGGAAGCGACGTTCCCATTCAAGGGTGCAGCCATAATCATAATCCCGCTTTCCGCGATTGCAGTTGAAGCGATTCACGCACGTACCATGACGATGCTCTTTGGTCTTCCCCAATTCGTCTCCGCGCACGCGATCTCGCCAGCTTTTGCAGAAGTCGGCTACGAGAAGACGATCAAATGGGTGGTTCGTGAGGTCGCTGGTTACGAAGAAGAGTTTCCCATTACTGTCAAAGACGGCGTCGTTATAGACTCCGTTCCTGAAGCGCGTTTCATGATGCCATATTCCTCTCAAGATCCACAGTCTGCGACGTGGTGCGGAGAAGAACACTCGAAAACGACGTACGAAGTCATGATGCTTGAAGAAGCTGGGATGTTCCGTCCTGGTACGATCATCTCTACCGACCCCGATCCCGATGTCAACAACTCCAAGCTTGGTGCGTGGGTTGCAAATACCACGATTAGTGCGGGAACTCAACAAGGAGGCAGGTTCGAGAGGAACCAGGAAATGCTCGAGAAAATGACGCCAGTCTGGCCAGATCGTATCAACTGGGTCGAAATCTGGCTCCCGTTTGACGTGAACGGCTCCAAGCGTCAACGTGAGATCGTGGTTCATTACCATCGAGAATCACGTGCGTTCATGTCGATCCGTAACAACTGGCACTCCGATGTCCACAGACCATACCGTCATGGGATTTACTTTCCAATAGAGCATCGCTGGCATGGGATTGGAATTTGCAAAAAGAACGAGCAGTTTCAACGCGAAGTCACGACGCAGCATAGACAGAGACTCGACAACGCGACGCTCGCAAACATGCGAATGATCGTTATCAATAAACTGGAAGACTATGGCCCACGCGAGCCTGTTTTTCCAGGAAAGATTTGGTTCGTCAACGACATCAAAAATATCAACACCATCCAGATGGGTGAAATTTACCCTAGCAGCTACCAAAATGAGCAAGCAACACTTATCTACTCGCAGCAACGTACTGGAGTTAACGAGACTGTACTGGGTATGCCGCAGGTTGGTACTCCGGGGACGGCTACGAGCGACCTCGCGCGAATACAGGAAGGCAATAAGAAGTTCGACTTCATCTACGGAAACTTCCGAGAGTTTGTTGAGGAAATTATCGTCGATTCTGCATGCATCATCCAGCAGTTCGGACCGCGTCGTCTATCGTATTTTGAACACGCGGAAAACGGTCAGCTCGTTCAGCAGTTCTTCCAAATGCCAGCGGAGCTGATCCGTGATGGTGTTTTGATCACGCTACGTTCTGCGGGGCAGCAGCAGAATAAGATCCTCGACAGGACGAACTGGCAACAGATCGCGGTTCACTTGCAGGCATACTACCAGGGTTTGATCCAACTCGCGATGCCGCTGGGTGATCAAAATCTTCTGCGTCTCATCTTCATCAAGGGTTTGGGGGCTGCGACTGAGGGGATGCGTCAAATCCTAGAGAGCTTCGATACGAGGAACATCGACCGACTCATCGTACGTGAAATCGAGGAGATGTTGACCAATGCTGGATCTCAGCAGGCTGGGGCTCAGCCCGGCGCAGGAGGCGGAACTCCTGGCGGACCTCAAGGCGCTCTCCCGCCAGCGGGAATGGACTTCCTTAACCAAGCTTTTTCGGCTGTTGCGCCAGGAGGCAACGGAGGCGCTGGTAGGCTTCGCTGATGGTAACGACGCATATGAAAGACGAGGCTTTGCGCGCGGAGTTATACTCTGCGATGAAACTGTAGGCGACCTGTACAGCTACTCACGACAAGGACAGGAGACGCAGGAAGATGCCATCGGAGAACGAGGATCAGATCGAACCCCAACTCGATACGCCACAGGAGCAGGATCAGGGACAGCCGCCGACGGCGGAGCCGGTTCCTGGGAGCAGCCAGCCGACTGGACGTACTAGCGGCTACACGCCCGAGTATGTCAGTTTGCTTGAACAGCAACTGCGTGAGCAGAATCGACAGATCCAAGAGTTGATAAATGCGCAGACGACTGCGGCAACGACAGCACAGCCGCTTCCATCACGGGATGTGGACGCCGAGAAGGCTCGTTTTTACACTGATCCGATGGATGCGACACGTTCAGTCGTTCGTGAGGAACTTCAGGCAACCGTGAGGCCGTTACTGGATTTCGTCAAGGAGATGAAATCTGGTAACGCTTACACAGACTTGAAGAGCCGGTATCGCCTGGACCCTCGTTTCACCTCGTACTTTGTCGAGCCAGGCTTCGAGGCGACTGTGGATCAGATCATGTCGAAGGCAGAGAAGAACGAGACGAACATGCAGGCCGCGATCGTTCACGCGATCGGCCTGAAGGCAATGGGAGCGCTCCCGATCGCCGCGGTCGTGCCGAACGGCCAGCCGCAACCGCAACCGCAACCAGTAACGACAGGAGCGAGCGTGCCACAGCCTCCTCACATGCGCCCGAGTGGTTCACAGCTTCCAACGAACAGCGGTGTGCCGAAGCGGCGTGCCTTGAACGAACTCGAGAAACGCATGGCGCGCGAGCGTTGGCCCAATGATCCTGATGCGGAGAACAAGTACTTGAACTTTCTCGAGCTTCCAGCCGATCAAGTCATCGTTGCAGGCAAAGACGGTAAGATAGCGGTGAAGAAATGAGTAAGGAGCGTGAAGAACTCGTGATTCCAGCGGCGAACGCGAGCGAGACGACAAACGAGGACGAAAAACGGCGTGCTCGAGCCGAACTCAAGGCGCGGCTCGTTACGGTTCTGGAACGCGGTGTCGTTCATGATCGCCTCTACGTTCCACTCCCAGATGACGTACATGGCGAATGGGTGCGAAACGACCCATTGGAGATCGCACGCATGAAGGTGATGGGTTTTCAAATCGATCATGAGTACGCTCCGAAACGGGCATTGCACAGCGACGGTTCAGGAGCAGCGATTGTGGGTGACGTGGTTCACATGACGTGTCCCAAGATCATCAAGGAAACGATCGACGAGATACGTCATGAACAGTTTCTACGCATCAACGCGCCTGGCAAGAGCAAAGAGGAGGAGGAATACATCGCGAACACTTTCGATCGCAAGAAAGATGGTGTTCCACCTTTCTCCGAGTCCAAAACTTACACGGCAAGCGAGGAGGACATTCGTGACGCTGTGAAGGAGGCTCTAACACGGGCGGCAGCGCAAACGCAACCTGCTCCAGCATGAGAGCGAGACACGAACGAGGTGAAATATGGGAAAGTCCTTTCACGTTTCCAAAGCGGGAACTGGTGGTGATTCAGTTCCTGAAGTTCAGCGTGTGAAGTACGCGACTGGACAGGTGTTCAAGAAGGGTGCGCTACTCGTTGACGACTCAGCAGGCGAGTACGTCGAGTGTGGTGCTGATCCCACAGCGGTGGCTGGTGTCGCATTGCAGCCTGCGAACACTGGTCCTGGTTAC